GGATGGTGTTCTTAGTACAACAACTACTGGAGCACCGACTACTATTACTAACGGTGTTCAAGTTTTTAGTTTATCTTTTACACCTATCTCTGCAACAAGCACAATTTTAATACAAACCAGCAGTATTGTTGTTCAGGAATCTACAAACGGTGGCGATAAAAGCTGGTTAGCATTATGGAATGGAAGCACATTTATTGCAGCTACTAGTGGTCATGCTTCTTTTCATAGTTTTGCTAGTAATTTGAATGTAAGTAATTTGTCTCTTAATAATTCGTATTCAGCAGGAAATACATCAGCAAGAACAATCTCTGTTAGAGCTGGTATGGATTCTGGCGGTCACACAATTTATGTTAATGGGAATTATTATGACAATTATACAGGCTCCAGTGCTCGTATTCAAATGACAGTTTGGGAGATAGCAGCATGATTGATGCCATATATAAACTAAACCCATCCGTAGTTACCATTCGTGGCGATGTCGCTTACGATGCAGACGGCAACGAAGTCGCATACGATAAAGCCGCAGTTCAGGCTTATGTAGATGCTCATGCTTATATTGCTAAACGAGCATCAGAATACCCACCCATCACCGATTACATTGATGGTGTAGTAAAGGGTAACCAAGCACAGATTGATAAATACATTGCTGACTGCTTGGCAACTAAAGCTAAGTATCCGAAGGGAGTGTCATAATGGCTGTCACACTAAATGCGAGTACAACCACAGGGCTAGTTCAGAGTGCTGATACAAGTGGTTCTCTTAACATACAAAGCAATGGCACTACTGTTTTAGGTGTTACCTCTACTGGGGCATCTGTAACTGGCACACAATCTGTTAGTGGTGATTTATCGTTTAACTCAGGCTATGGTTCTAGTGCAGTAGCATACGGCTGTCGTGCATGGGTAAACTTTAATGGAGGAACTAATACTGGTGGGTTTTGTACCATTCGTGGTAGTGGAAATGTAACAAGTGTTGCTGATAATGGCAGCGGTGATTACACAATTAACTTTACCAACGCTATGCCTGATGCTAATTATGTTGTAGTAAGCGTAAGTGCAGATCTTAGTGTGAGTAGTTTGGGTGGTATTGGATTAAGAGGAACTACATCTCCATCAACAACAGCCGTAAGAGTTGGTGCAACTGCCGGTGATGGTAGCAATTTTGACCAATCACACATGCACTTTGCCATCTTCCGTTAATCAGGAGAAACTATGAACCAAAGAATTATTTACCCTACTGATGATGGCGGTGTTGCTATCCTCATTCCAGCCCTTGCGTGCGGATTAACCCTTGAACAAATTGCCGCCAAGGATGTACCCGCTGGCAAACCATACAAGATTGTGGATGTTGCAGACATTCCTACAGACCGCACATTCCGTAACGCATGGGAGTACACAGCATGAGTATCACCATCAATATAACCAAAGCCAAAGCGATTACTAAAGACCGCCTAAGAGCAGAGCGTACACCTTTACTGCAAGCCCAAGATGTAGCGTTTCAGAGAGCATTAGAGTCGGGTGCTGATACGACTGCTATCGTAGCTGAAAAGCAAAGGCTCAGAGATATTACCCAACTAGCTGACCAAGCAACAACGCTTGAGCAGTTAAAACAAATAGAGGTGCAATAATGCCATTAGTCCTAAGTGGTGATGGAATCACCAGCGACAACATTACAAGTCTTGCTGCGAGTAAGCTGACGGGTAATGTACCTGATGCCAATGCACCAATTGGAAGCATTGTTAAGACATCACATTTTACAAGCACAACTAGAGTAGCATTAAGCGATTCCGCTGGACCTTCTAATATTTGGACAGTTAGTATTACTAAAGACTTTAATAGTTCAACTAGCGATTTGGTTGTGTTTGGAAATCTACCAGGTCGTGGAAATTATTCAGATCAATGCGGTGTTTATGCCCATATTTCTGGCTCCACTTCTACATCCAATGATGGCTCTGCTTACTATGACGTTGAATACTATCCAGCCAATGGTACAGATAGACCAAGCGGAATTGTTTTGCTTGGTAAACGATTTGAAAGTCTAGGCGTAGGTTCGCATACTTTAGAAATTGGTTGGAAAACTCGCAATGGTTCAACGGGGGATAAACCATATCAGGTACATAACAATAATAGTAGCGATGAAGCCAGGTCTCACCAGCACCGGTCTAATCTTGTTGTATATGAAATTTTGAGGTAATCATGCAAGCTCCTAACAAACTTTACATTGCCGCTAACCTACTTGGAAAAGCCGTCTGTGAAAAAACTGATGGATTTTATTACTGGGAAGGTAATGACGAAGCATCTACGCAAAAATTAACTTCCTCTGAATTAGCTCAGGTAGATACAGAATATGCCGCTCGTCAAGCCGATTACGATGCCAAGCAATACCAACGCAATCGCTCTGTTGAGTACCCATCATTCGCAGATCAATTCGATACGCTTTATCACGGAGGCTATGATGCTTGGAAGGCAACGATTGATTCTGTGAAAACTAAGTATCCAAAGCCGTAAGGAGATAGAACATCATGAACTTCATCTTTACATGGATCCTAGATCGCTTTGGCTTTATCCCCAGAGCTACCCTTGAGTTTCCAATTGAAAAACCAGTTACTGTTAAGCCAGCTCGTAAGGCTGCCAAGAAAGTAGTACGCAAAAACGTACGCAAGAAAGCATAATGATGGCTCAACTTACCGAACAAGAGATTGAGGACATCGTTGAGAAGGTGACAGAGCGTGTCATTGAAAAGGTCTATACAAATATCGGTAAGTCTGTGGTCACCAAATTCTTTTGGATTGTTGGAGTTGGAGCAGTTGGCCTTGTTACATTCCTAGCTGGGATGGGTCACATTAAGATCGGCTCCTGATGTGTCGGATCAATTTGGATTCCTAGAGGGCGCAAAGGGTCTCAGCAGTTCTTTAAATGCTAGTCGTGATGTCAGCAAAGAGCTGTCCAAGAGCATTGCGGATACCCAGAAAGAGGCATCTGATGTAGCACAGCAGCGCAACCTAGATAGACGTAGGGAGCTGCGAGAGAATGAGGTACGCAAGGAGTTGTTTCTTAAGCGTGTACTGATTGCCTGGGAACATGAGGAGCAAGTACGCAGAGAAGAGGCCACGCTAAGAGCTGACTTCCTAAAGAAGTACGGCAAGAGATGGGCAGAGGTTGAGGCTCTTAGGGTCAAGCTGGAGAAACAGGAGAAAGAGTTTCAGAAAGCATTTGACTCTGATCTGTCTAAGGCTCGGTGGGCGCAGTTCTGGTGCTTTGCAGTAGCTGGCTGGATTGCTTATTTTATTGTATGGGGATATAAATAATGTTTACTCTGTTAACAACTCTCGTTTCATTCCTAGCCGGTGGCTTACCAAAGCTGCTAGATTTTTTCCAAGATAAATCAGACAAAGCACATGAGATGGATCTAGCTCGTATGCAGACTGAGCGTGAGCTACAGATGCTAGAGCGTGGCTACATTGCTCAAGCCAGAGTAGAAGAGATCCGCACAGAGCAGATTGCAATACAGTCAGCAGAGAAAGAGCGTGAGTCGCTCTATGCCCACGACATAGCTATCGGTCAAGGCGCATCTACATGGGTCATCAACGCTCGTGCTATGGTTCGCCCAGCGATTACCTATGGACTGTTTGTCCTATTTGCTTTCGTAGAAATCTTTGGTTTCGTATATGCCTGGAAAACAGGAGTTGATTTCAGCATTGCATTAGACGTGCTGTGGGATAACGAGACACAAATCATTTGGAGTTCAGTCGTGGCATTTTGGTTCGGGTCACAGGCTTTCAAGAGCAAGTAATGCTTGACCACAAAGTCATTGAGATGATTAAGCACCATGAAGGGGTGCGAGTAAAACCATACCAATGCCCAGCATTACTGTGGACAGTTGGTGTCGGAAGAGTAATAGATCCCAATCACATAAAGGTGAAACTTGAAGAGCGTAAGAACCTACCAATCCCAGAGGGGTGGAACAGAACCCTCAGCATGGATGAAGTTAACAAGTTGCTTGAAGAAGATTTACAGAGATTTGAAAGCGGGGTACGCAGACTATGTCCTGATGGCCTTACTCCTGGGAGGTTTGGCGCACTCGTCAGCTTTGCCTTTAATGTTGGATTGGGTAACCTCCAACGCTCAACGCTGAGAATGAAACACAATCGTGGAGACTTTGAGGGAGCCGCTGAAGCCTTTCTCGATTGGACAAAGGCTGGCGGCAAGGTTCTCAAGGGGTTGGTGTCAAGGCGCAATGATGAACGCGCCCTCTACCTAAGCAACACCATCTAATACTTTCTTACGATTCTGCTTTGCGCTAGTCATAATCACCATCTGAGTAGTTGATAGCATCTCGATGGTGCCTTTGTTTAGCGTGTTGAACTCCAACAATTTCTTTTGTTTGTCAGCAAGCGCCAGCTTGGAGTTGGCTACTTTGTCCGCAACTGTGTTGTATTGGCTAATAAACTCTTCAATGTTTTTACACTCGATGGCATCCTTGCCGGGTATCTGTAGCCTAACTGAGCCTGGGGTCGGAAGTGTTGTTTTTACGCTACTAAATATGTCCTCTTTAATCGAGTTCAGATCGACTTTGGCTGTGGGTGTAGGGATAGGTACCCCAGCCAGCTTTGGAATCGAATCTAGGGGGTTTCTAGCGGTTCTAGAGGCAGCGTTACCATCATCATCCTCTGGTGCTATGCCACAGGCAGCCATGAGGCTGTATCTGCGAGCGTAGGTCAGAGCTGATCCATACCCTTGGGGGTCTTGCTTGCTTGCTGGAACGTGCAGAACTCCACAGGAGAGAGACTCACCAGACTCATGCAGTAGCAATGTTTCTACATTGACTCCTGTATCGGACTCGTGGCACTTCTGTATCAAAGCGATGCCGTTGTTATTGAGCGCATCAATGACCGCCTCCACACAAGCAGCCAGGTCAGCGTACTTGGATGTGAAGTATGGGTTAGTTGATGACTTCAGAGCTGGGCCAAATTCTTTCTGTGCCTTGACCATGGCTGTAGCGATTAGTTTCATTTAAGACCTTTAATTGTTAATGTTGATTGACGAATTGTGTAAGCATCTTTAGCTGGCACTATCTTGGCTAACTGAGCTTTGTAGCTACGTTGTGGCCACGTTATCTGGTAGTTACCGGCTATCGCCACAGTATGGCTTTTCATAATATTCATAATCTCGGTTTGAGCCTTTTGGTTCTCTTCTTCAAGCGTTGAAATTTTCTGCTTGTTTTCCAAGATTAATTTTGCCAACTCAGTACCATAATCATCCAAGGTTACAGGCTCATCAATCGAGCCAGCCGAGAATGTTCTTGCTGCATCCTTTGGGTTGATTGCCGGGTAGTGGTCTATGCCACCAGTATTCTTGTACCGATCCAGCCGATCCTGGAAGTCCTTACAAGTTCTCTCAATGAGATCCAAGGTCTCTGCGTGTGGCGCAAACAAGAAGATCCGCAGCTCTGTGCCGCGATACAGCACAGCGATAGCGCCCCACGATGCCTTAGTGATAGCCATCTGAGCTTGCAGCTGTATAGGCCCTCGATACAAAGGCAAGACATCCTCGGCATCCATCGCGGTTAGCTTGGCCTCCAAGACTCCTGTACCCTCAAGTCTTATAGAAGACTGACCCACCACATAGATGCCACGCTCTGGATCTGTGAATACCTCTTCCATGGATCCTGTGGCGGTGCCATCTAGGCTGCATGAGATAGGCCACTTATCGTGAAAATAAGGTTTCTCGTGGTTAATCTCCAGTTGGTGGCAGCCAAGCCTGTGAGCTGCCTCTGTCAGAATCGTTGGCTCTAGGCGATTGCCCCAATCCATTGACTCGTTGCTGATGTTTGGTAATTCATCACCATTAATGGCTGCAATACTTGCGAGCAGCTCGTCATTCGGTGACCGATACTGGCTCATTCCACAAACTGCGGGGAGGCGGCTTGCAGAGAGCATATCGTTGGGAGTGACTTTTCCTACCATGTAATTCTCCTTATTATTTTTTAGCTACAGCTTTTGGTGAACTCGTAAGCCAGTATCGTTTCCACTTGTGGGTTCGGTCTTGGATGTCTCGCTCAAACTCGTCATCAATTCCATAACCTCTTGCTCTAAGTAGGTGTATGTAGTGTGCCAGGCGAGTAATGCCATAATTGGTAATAGCATCCCAAGAAGTAATCCCGGCAGACTTCTTCTTTTTAAGGTGCGCCAATATTGTTTTAAGTTGCGTATCATTTTTGCTCACGTTTTTCGTTCCTTGAAAGTAAGTTGCGGTACATATCCCATTTTTTTTGGTACCTAATACATTCTGATGGGGGCTGGAATCCATGCTTAATGAATGTGGCCATCACATCTGTCTTCTGCGATGGCACATAGTGCTTGTTGATGTCGTTTATTGTTGACATAGTTCTCCTAAGAAAGTGCCACGATTAAGATAAATGCAATGACCGAGACTGTGGCAATAACGCGGTCAAGAATGCTGTCCTCGGGCTTGTACTTGTACAAGTCTTTGGAAGATTGGTTGTGTTGGTTCCATGCTTTCATTTTTTTAGACTTTCCATAAATTTTTTAGACATTGCCTCTCTGCGCTTGCGCTGCCATCTTGCGTAAAACTGGGTGTTCTGCACGATTGCACAGACACCCAAGACCAAGCCAGCAATAATGAGTAACGTGCCTACAATAAACATCAAGGCCAGAATGGTGTTTGTTAAATCAAGCATATTGAACCTTTCGTAAAAGTTTTCCTACCTGGGCGGGATGCCATACATCTAAACCTGTGGCGGTCTTGATACCGCGTATCTCTAGCTCGGCTGCAACTGTACGCAGATTGGTTCCGACTTTACTGACAATATCTTGCAAAGAAG